CGCTAGTCAGATCGACGTAATACTGGCTTGGATCGAGAGTCTGCAGAGTGCCGGTGAGATCGATGTAAGTGATGCTTTCAACCGAGAGCGTGGCCACCATCGGCAGCCGGATCATGAGCGCGTGCCAGTATTTCCCGTAGAGCACATGGCGGTCGTTCGCGCCGATGGTTCCGCTCCAATCCGGGAAGGGAAAGAAGTCGAGGTTCAGCCGCATCGAGCGCGGGAAGATCGCCCGCTGCATTTTCTTTTCGACATACTGCCGCGCGGCGATGATGAGGCCGCCGATCACCGTGTCCTGCGAGGTGTCGCCGGAGTCGATGATGCACTGCAGCTTCGCCTGGGCGAGGGTCATCGGCTCCGCGATGGGCGCGGACATTTCTTTGTAGACGAGGGGCATGGTTTACCTGATGGCGCGTTCGCGGTTCTGAATTGGACGGTCCGCCTGTTCGCGGGGGACGCGGATCGGCGCCGGCTTGGGAGCCGGTGGGGTTGGAACTGGGGTTTGTGGCATGGGGCCTCTTCGGGGCCGGCGTTGAAGCCGGCCCCGTGGGGAGGAGGTTGAGGGATTGGTTACTTGCCTGTGAGTGTGATTACAGGATGGCTGCCTGCATCCGTGACAGCGCCGCCCACGCGGGCGAAGGCCACGAAGCCAGTCCGGTTCAGCTCGATCCAGCGGTCAACGCTCTTCTTGAGCATGATGCCGGGAAGCACTTCCCGGTAGGTGTAACCCTCTGAAAAGTTGCCGAACTGGATGTACGGGTTGCCCACGCCGATCGCGGGTTGGTAGGGGTTGATCTTCACCGGGAAGCCGAAGATCGTGCCCGCGAAGCCGGAGATTCCGCCGTCAAGGAAGGGCAGGAAGATGGGGCGCTGGTTGCCGTCCGTGATGTTCATGATCCCGTTGGCGAGGGTTGCATTGCTCATCAGCCACGAAGCGCCGATCGCGTATGCAGGGTCCAGGGTGGCCAGCATGCCAGTCAGATCGGCATATTTGGTCACGAGCGTGGTGGCACCGGTGATGCCCGCGGCGACGGCCGAGAGCGCGCCGACGTTCGACGTGTTGCCGTTGGTGATCCAGTTCGCGGCTGTGCGTTGATAGCGCGTCTGGGTCGCCTTCTCAACGAACCCGACCAGGTCGAACAGGACGTCGTTGAGCAGAGAGTTGTCGAGCAGGATCGGATTCGACCGGATGTCGTCAACCTGGATGGTGACGCCGGTGGCCGAGGGATCGGTGGTGGTGATGGGGGCCGAGTTGAGCACGAAGCCGTTAGCCAGATCCGAGAGGAGGGGAGCCTTGACCGCTTCGCCGGTGCTGGTACGGAACTTGTACACCAGGTCGTATACCGAGCCCGAAGACTTGAGGGCAATCTTCGGATCGGTGACGCCTACCGGAATCATGACAGAGCCATCGATGGCAATAGTCAGATCGCGGCGCTCGAATGTGGCTCCGGCTGCGTAGTTGCGGAGTGCCACCGCGGTTGCGGCGCGGCGCTCATCCATGGAGCGGGTCTCAGCTACGACGATGGCGCCATCGGCGATGGGCGCCTGGGCAACGCGGTTGGGTACGCTGCGGAGCTCGGCCGCGTCGGCTTCGAGCGAAACAGTGCGCTCGATGTCGGCCTTGATCACGTTGGCGTCGGCCAACATCTTGTCTACGGCGATCCGCTGCTCGGTCGTCACGTCTGCGCCGGCCATAATGGCGCGGGCGTCAGAGAGGAGTTTGTTGCGCTTTTCCTGCAATTCAAAAAGGGTCATGGTACTTCCTTGTGCTGCGAGATTTGATGCTTGCAGGACAGCGGCAGCGGCAGGCTGGGGCTTCTCAGCGGCATGACAGACGGGTGCGAGTGAACGCGGCCGGCAAGCGGCGCGCCCGTCATGCGTGATGCAAAAAGTGGTTTAACCGTGGTTGGGCATATGCTCCGCGGTCTTAATCGCGCACATGGCATTGGCCGCGTTGCAGGCGGCCTGCGAGAACTTCAATGCTTCCTCTGACTTCTCCGCCTTCGCGGCCTTATCGATCAGAGCTTCAACTTCTTTTCTCTTGTCGTTGGGCATCCGGTTCTACCTCCGAATTCATCACTAGATTAGTCGGTGAAGGCCAGGCGGATGTTCATCACGCGGTTTGCGTCTGCGTTTCTGATGGAGCGCGACTCGGCGCACGAGCAGTACTCCTCGTCACAATCGGGGTCGGAACAAAGGCCGCAATCGCCGCCGGCGCACTCGGGGCAGTCGCAGGAGCATTGCTCCGTGTCGCGCTTTTTCATCTTGGCGCGGATCTCGACGGGGCACGACGCGAGGGACCGGATCGACACCTCGGACGACGGGTACGCGGGGAAGCTGCACGGCGAGATCTCGTAAAGGTCGACGGCGATCAGCGTGCGCACCACGTTGCCGGCGGCATCGCAGAGCCACTTGTCCTCAATGGTGGAGAATCCGAAGCTGTTGGCGTCCAGGTCGCCGCGGTCAACCGACTCGGCCAGGTCAGAGCCCTGGGAGTTCTTCGGCAGCTTGCAAACGAAGCGCAGGCCTTCGGGCGAATCGGTCAGAGCCAGAGTCTTGCTTTTTGTCCGGCCGAGCAGGTTGGCCGGGATGTGATCGCGGAGACAGAGCACGTCTGCGCCGGCCTTGAGCGCGCCGGCGAAGACTCCAGGGGCCAGCAGCTCGGTGAAGCCGCCCAGGTCGCACGACGGCGAGTTGTAGGGGATGAGCCCGGAGAGCGTGCGGGTGCCGTCGTCTGCGGTGGCGACGCGGAACTCGGTGGTAAGAAGCGTGCGTACTGTGCGCTCGGTTTTAGGCTGCTTGATCATCTGTGTCCTCTTCGGGTGCTGCGAGTTCGTGTACCGCTTTGGCCGCGGCGATGTCGCGTGAAACCGCGATGTGAATGGAGCGGACGGCGCGGGTGAACTCGGCGTTGGCGTAACCGGCGCGATCGGCGTCTGGAATGACTGCCGGCCACTTTGCGGCCCGCTTTTCCATTGCGCGCAGCGCGTCGTTGATTACGCCGTCGGCTGGATCGCCTCCGGTGAACAAACCGACGCCGTTTTGACCGATCGCCGTGTCCGCGATGGAGCGAAGAACAGGCTGGAAACAGGCCGTAATCGCGGCCAAATCCCTCTTGCTGCGGGTCAAAAGGCGGTTGAACCCGTCTGAATAGAGGCCGATGAAGGCGCGGGTGTACACGCCAAGCATGGACCGCTCCGCCGGCGTGGGCAGTGCCGCGTCAATGGGCTGGTCTTGCAGCGACTCGGTATCGAGCAGTCGCTTTGAATTTTGGTAATTGACGGCCGTGACGTAGACATCGCACTCCGGACCGCCGGGATTCTCACCGAGCTTGCGGAGCACGTCGTTGGCCGTGTACCACCCACCGTTGCGCCCGGCCTGGTAGGCCTCGTTCTGCGACTTCAAATCGGTGCGCAGCAGTCGGGTTACATCGAAGCTGCTGTAAAACTTCCCTGCCTTGCTGCCTTGGGTGGGGCAGAGCTTGCGATCGAATTCGGCCTCAAGCTTGCGCAGGAGCGGTGCCAGGGAGATGACCAGGAATTGAAGCATGAGCTGCTCGGAATTGGTGCCACTCAGACGGCTGGTGTCGCCGACCAGGTGCGGGCTGATCTTCCACAACGCCGCGATATCGGCGCGCTGGAATGACCTGGTCGCGAGGAACTGCGATTCTTCCGGCGTGAGGCCCAGGGACTGATACGACCAGTCACCGCCATACAGGAATTGCATCTTGCCCTGGTTGACGCCGCCAGCCTGTTCCTGCCAGCTTTCCTTCATGGCCTGCTGCGTCTTCGGATCGGGCTTGGGGCCCTTGTTCATGAAAACGCCGGTGCCCTTGGTGCCGTTGCCGAAGAGGCGTGCGCCGTGCTTCTCGGCGGCTTTCGCCAGGCCGAGCGACTGGCGCGCCAGCATGATGGGACTCATGCCCTTGCGGCCTTCGAGCGAAAAGAGCGGGACATGAATCATGTCCTTGGCATCGACGATGCGATAGGCGCCCAGGGGTTCGCCCTGCGAAGTTTTGTACGCCATGACGCCGCTGGGCTGTCGGACTGGTTCGGTCTTGAGCGGATTCAGCGGCCAGAGCGCGACAGCCTGCCTGAGCTTGTTGCGCTCGATCTGCGCGTAGCAGTTGCCCATGGCGAGGCAGCCGATCATGGTCTCAACGAAACTCGGCGCGGACATTTCCGGGTTTGGCTCGGAGTTGAGCAGGTAGTGCAGGCCGGTGTCTTCCGCGACGACGTGCCCCTTGTCGGTGCACTTCATGAGGCGCAGGGGGAGCGTGGAGCCCATTGAGGCGAGCAGGGTGATGCACGAATACACAGTTGTGACCTGGAGGCTGTTCGCCTCATTGATCTGCTCGCCGGCGACGGTGGCTTCGCCGCCGACCAGCCAATCCCAGATCGCGCTGGAGTTGAGCGGGATGGCTGGATTGTCGATAGGGCTGCCGCCGCGAAGGGCGATCAACGCGGAAGTTATTCTTTTGCCGAATAGGGCCATGTGTAAGTTCTCGGTGATGCGTTCAGTTACATCGAGAAGCAACCGATGCCTGATTGGCTGGCGGTCGATTCAGCGGTGAGGGCGCGGTTCATCGCATTGAGTAAGGCGACCGCGCCGTCTATCTTGTTGGCCGGCTTCTGTTTCTCCGGGAAGGCATTCTCGGACTGGCCGCGAACTTTGGAAACCACGTTGCTCATACACCAGGTCAACACCGGATCGCCGGTGTGGTGCACGCGGCCGTCGAGGATGGCCGCATCGAGCGACTTCATCGGCAGGCTGAGATACTGCGGAATCTGTGGCACCTCAACGAGCGTGACGCCGGTGGCGAGGTAAAGCTCCTGGGTGAGCTGATCGCAGTAGCGCTTGTCGTAGCACAGCGCCGTGACGCTGTGGGCCTCGATGTCGGCCGTCAGATCGGTGCGCACTAGGGCGTAGTCAAGCGCGCTGCCCTCGCAGGGGATCAGGAAGCCCTCGTCCGCCCACTTTTGATAGTGCTGGTTCTGAGGCAGCGAGATCCGATCCTGCGGAAGGTAGTGCCGCGGGAACACATAGAAATGCAGCTTCCCGTCGGCCGAGCGCACATAAACTTTGACCACGCCGCTGAGATCGAGCACGCTGGCGAGATCCATGCCGATGTAAAGTGGATCCGCTTTGAAGTCTTCCTCGCTGAGCGTGGCGTCCGCGCCGGCGGCCCATTTGACCAGGTTGAAATACGCGGCCGATGCCGTCATCCACTCGCACAAATGCTTAGTGCGGAAGACGCCGGCTTTGCCCGCGTTCTTGACGGCCTGCTGCTGATCGTGCAGTAGCGTTTCGAGACTGACCGATACACCCAGGTTCGGGTT